GGGTAAGCCTGAATCGTACTATGATACTTTCAAGTATCGGGACCTAATCACCGAATACGGGGAGAAGTTATCTTTCTTTGATAACATCCCTGAGACTAAGCCTGTGGACTTCTTGCAGGTAGGGGGTAAGCGGTACAAGTTTGTGCATGAATTGAATGAAATCACGGCAGGTCAGTACATAGATATCCTGGCTTTCTCCGGGGAGATCATGCAACTCAATAAGATTGCAGCCTGCTTCTTTCTACCTATGGACGGGAAGAGATATCAGCCCTATGGGAAGATCCCTCACGATGTGGTAGCGGATGAATTGCTAGATGCAAAATTCCTAGATGTGTACGGGTGTATGCTTTTTTTTTGTCAATTATTCAACGAATTAATAGCCGATACCATAATCTCCTCAGTAATGAATCAGGATCTGGCGAAGAGGGCAGTGGATTTATGGCAAGGTGGGGGTGGGTATACAGCACTAAGCAGGTTGCAGACTTCCAAAACATTAGCGTAAACGCAGCCTTTGAATTGAGTGTAGTAGAGTACCTGAATACATTGGCATACTTAAAGGATTATAACAAGGACAAAGAAAATCAGTACAAGAAATGGCAGTTGCAAGCAAGGCTCAAGTAGCGAATCTAAACATAGGAGGAAGGAAACTTTCAGGCGGTGAATACATTGCTGCTGTTGATGATATCCTTGTAACCAATGTCAAGACTGCTATGGAGAAACTAGGAATCAAACTAGTTTCCAACCTTGCAAAGAATTCTCCTGCTGATAGTGGTCAACTTGCATCCTCCTATTCTGTGCTTGGTGTAAGCGAAACTAAGACAGGCTACAGGCTTGAAATCAAAGTAGGAGTTGACTATGCCGACTACATAGATAAGGGCGTGAGGGGTATCCAAAACAGGCGGAAGACCTACCCAAATGCAGAAGGTAAATTCTATCAATTTAAGACCTACGGAATGCCACCTGAAGCCTTGCAGCAGTTACAGGGCTGGATGCAAAGAAAGAACATGGAGATAGATGCTACTAACTTGATAGAAGGTAGACAGGTACTTCCTCAGATTTCTTCTTCAGCCAAAAGACTAGCCTACTATATCAAGAAGTATGGTATTGAAGGCAGGCAGTTCATCAAGAAATCCATAGATGAAGCAACACCCGATTTTCAAGTAGACCTTCGCACACTAGGTCAAGATACACTCATTCTAAAAGTAAGTAAATGATAACTCTCACACAGCCATCCATCAGCATCCTTCCTGCTTTCAATAGGATCAACTATTCAATAGTATCTACCAATGCAAATGAGGTAGGCTTTAAGTATGTGGTCAAGGTCTATGATTCAAATGATGACCTTATAACTACGGCCTACTATGACAGCCCTGCTGATCCTTCGGATGCTGTGGAGTTTGATGTCTCTAAATTTGTCAGCACTCAGTTTTCCTATGATAAGGGATTCTATGAAACGGCAACTTCTTCAAATAGTGCCAATATTATCAAGGGCTTTTACCTTAAGTGCTATGAGTACTATGAGGTAGATGGGGAATTTGTGATAGTTCTAGCAAGTGAGGTAGTATCCTCCACCAAATATGCTTTGGCTGCTTCATTTCCTTTGCTTGAATTGGATGATTGGTATGATGATGTGAACCTATACAACGGGGTAAGCAATACCACCTACAAGCCATTGACGGCATGGGACACAATCAAGGTAAGAGAGACGGATGCTCAGGTGTTCGGCTTTATCAATACAGGCTACCTGACAAATGTAGAACTGCTTGTGACCTACACCAATGCGACCACCCAAACCTACTACATTGCAAAGTCAGGGACTACCTACCCGAATGTCAATTACTTTCAGATCACCCCTTTGACCTATGGCGGTAGTGTAGCCTCGATTCAATTGTTTGTGAACTGGAATAACGGCACTTCAAGAAGGTACAAATTCGCTACCCTATTCACTCAGGCTTGCGGTAAGTTTGATCCTATGCGAATTGCCTACCTTAACAAGTACGGGGCTTTTGATTTCTTCAATTTTGACCTAGTGAATAAGACCACTTTTAGCATTGAAAAGAAGGGCTATCAAAGAGACTACAACGGAAGCATTTATGAAGCAGGTGGGGTGATAGTAAAGAATGTGAACCCTGTCTACTTTACCAAAGAAACGCAATCTTGGAAGGTGATCTCTGACTACTTGAATGATGCACAAAGCGAATTGATTCGTGAACTATACTCTTCACCTTTGGTCTACTTGAATGTAGTGAATGATAACTACATCAGGCCTTCATGGATACCTGTCAAGCCAAATGCGACCACCTACGAGGTTAAGAAGACAGCATCGGATAAACTATTCAACTTGGAAATAGACCTTGAATTTGGGCTTGATAACAATCGACAGGTGATATGAGTGCAAGACTATTTGTAGAAGGTATCGAGGTAGATACCCTAGGAAACATTGATGTAGAGTTCACCTATTCGGTGGCGGATGTTACTGACATTGAAAGGAGAAATACTTCCTATTCAAAGACTATCACGCTACCTTCCACTTCAAAGAACCAAGTTCTATTCGGGAACATCTTTGATATTTCGGTAAGCAATGACTACTATGTGGAGGATGTGAATATCAATGCAAACTTCAACCCTGCCAAACAGGCGAAGGCTCAAATCTTCCTAGATAATGTCAAGATTTTTGACGGGGTTCTGAGGATGATGAAGATCAATAACCTAGGAGGGAATATCATGTACGAGGTGAATGTCTTTGGAAGGCTTCGGGACATCCTCCATTCTTTGGGTGACAAAACCCTTGCTGATCTAAAATTCTCTGATCCTGAATTAATCTCTTATGACCACACATACAATCGGGCAAACATTGAAGCATCATGGGCTAGGACTGAATGGGTGGAGGGGGCTCAGAATTATGTCTATCCTTTGGTGGATTACGGCATCAGCACTGACTCAATCACCTACCCTATTAACAACTTCAAGCCTGCTGTATTTGTATCTGAGATCCTCACAAGAATCTTCAAGGAGGCGGGCTTCCAAATCAATGCACCTATATTCTCTTCCTTCTATTTCAGGAAGTTGATCCTAGTAACGGCTGAGAAGACTATCACAAGGGAATCGACTACCCTACTTTCTCAGACTACTAACCTATTCACGCAGGAGGTCACTACAGATTCCACTTTCTCACACCTGCTTTCCTTCACAAATGTGGAGGCTTCAGGCTTTACTATTCAGAACTCAGGAACTAGATTCAGATGGAATAAAACTCAAGGACTAAGCACAGGATTGAACCTAAATTTCAAGATATTCTTTGAAGCATTGCAGGGGTACACTGATAACGTGTGGACTGTCTCTGTTTTAAAGAACGGATCTGAGGTGCTTTATGATAGTGTGCTAGTTCCTTTCATTTCGGCAGGTCAAATCTTTGGTTGGGATGTAGAAATCACAGGGGGAATTTCCCTTGCTTTGAATGACTACTTTGAGATCCGATTGACGGGTGAGATCGCAGGATCAGGAACGAATACCCAACTGCAGACCGAGGTAGTGATTCAGCCAGGAGGCACATTCAAGATCGGCAATACTGTACCCGTGGCAGTGGAATTGGAAGAGGGTGACACAATGAAAATCGGATACACCCTACCAAAAAGCATGAAGCAAAGGGATTTCTTGAAGTCTATCATTTCAATGTACAACCTGTATATAACACAGGACAGGCTTCGGACAAATGTCCTTGAGATCATCCCCTACAATGAGTTCTACCAAACCTTCAAAGATCAGGCGCTTGATTGGTCTGATAAATTGGATGTAGGTCAAGAGATCAGCATGACACCTTTAAGCGAATTGACAGCGAAGGAATACAGGCTACAATTTGACACGGATCAAGACTATTGGTCAGAATCCTACAGGACAAAATTCAATGAAGTCTATGGGGAATCTAGGACTATTGTAGACAATGATTTCATTCTTGACACCAAGACTGTGAAGGTAGTCTTTGCACCACCTGTGATGCGTGAGCAAGTGCCAGGTCGAATCATGATTCACCTTTACAAGGTAGAGAATGGGGTCAAAGTACCTGACAACTTCAAGCCTAGAATAGCGTTCTTCCTTCCAGGAGTGCCTAGCCCTACCCCTTGGAATATCGGATATGCTTCGGGCAATATCGCCTACAATACCTACCCATATGCAGGTCACTTAGATAGCCCTGTAGAGCCTTCAAATGATGTGCTTTTTGCAGCACCTAGGGAGGTGTATTTCTCTATCGGTTTGTATCCTGAGAATAGCAACCTATACACGAACTACTACAAGGGATTAATCGACTCAATCGGGGACAGGAATAGCAGACTATTGGAGGGCTATTTCTATCTAACACCTACCGATATCATGAACTTGGATTTTAGGAAGATCATCAAGGTAGGGAATCACTACTTTCAACTTGAAAAGGTAGATAAATACAACCCAATAGCGAACGGATTGAGTTACGTTTCCCTATTTAAGATCCTTCGGGACATCAGCCCTGTGGACTATGATTTCATCCTTCTTGAGAATGATGCCTATATGCTACAGGAAAACGGAAGTTCAAGATTTTATATTTGATAATTATGGCAGATAAGAGAATAAGTCAACTGATTGAAAGGACTGACATTGCAAATAATGATGTCCTCCCTATAGTAGCAAGCGGTGCTACCACTACAAACAAGGTCACTATTTCCACCATTCAGGAATGGATGCAAGACAACCTAGATGTAGGGGTCACTTCGGTAGGCATTACCATAGGCAGCACGGGAACGGATATCAATGTGACAGGATCACCGATTACAACTTCGGGAAACATCACTATCAATATACCTACTGCTTCGGCTACAAATCGAGGACTTTTGTCATCTTCTGATTGGACATCTTTCAATAGCAAATTGAGTTCCGTAGGCTTGACTATGCCTTCGGCTTTTACTGTCTCCAATAGCCCACTAACTGCAAACGGCACTATCGCTGTGACAGGTGCAGGTACTGTGGCTCAATATATCAGAGGTGATGGTTCTTTGGCTGACTTCCCTGAAGCGGGAGGCGGTGGTGCTTCCGTTTCTTACTACCTAAATGGTTCAGTATCCCAGGGTACTATAGGAGGCATTGCCTACATGGAGATGAACAAAACTCCTATTCTAGGTGCAGGTACAGATTTCACGATCAATGCAGACGGCTATATAGCCTCATTCATTACTGATGCCGGAGATCCTAGCCTCCTAGAAATACCTGGAGGGAATTGGAATTTTGAAACCTACTTCCAAGCATCTTCCGGAGGTGGTACTCCTACCTTCTATGTGGAACTATACAAGGTAAGTTCAGGCGGTACGGCTACCTTGATAGCGACTAGCAGCGGAAGCCCTGAGTTGATTGCTTTCGGTACAAATATCACCCCATACTTCTCTAGCCTTGCAGTTCCTACTACTACCCTAGCCCTTACAGATAGGCTTGCTATCCGTTACTATGTGGCTCACTCAGGTAGGACTATCACACTACATACAGAAAATAATACCCTTTGCCAGATTATCACCACATTCACCACAGGCTTGACGGCCTTGAATGGGTTGACTGCTCAGGTGCAGAACTTCGCAACGGGTACAAGTGGCACGGATTTCAATATCTCAAGTGCAAGCACTACTCACACCTTTAATCTTCCAGATGCATCTGCTACTGCGAGAGGTGCAGTCACTACAGGAAGCCAAGTTTTCGGAGGGGTTAAGACCTTCGCAAATGGCTTATCTTTACCATCTGCCGGAGGTAGCAATCAGGTGACTAGAATAGTCAACATTGGAACTCTACATGAAGGTAGTGCTACCTTGAATCAGATAGGCTTCAATAGTGCAAATAATATCTACTTCGGAAAAGGCCTTTCAAATGGAGGAGTACTTCAATGGACTAATTCAGCGGTAAGGTATTACACTTTTCCAGATGCTGATGGCACTCTTGCTTTGGCTAGTCAACTAGGTGCTTATCTTCCTTTGGCAGGCGGCACTTTGACAGGTGCTTTAAATGGTACTTCCGCAGTTTTCAGCGGTGATGTTCAAAGCGGCACGAGGTTGATTGCTGCTGCCTCAAGTCAATCTATTCTTTTGACTCCTAATTCAGGAGGTACTACCAACCGAGTAGAAAGCGTAGGTACTTTGCCTTTGGCTTTAGTTTCAGGTGCTGCTATAACCATGGCGGCAGGAGGCACTACTCCGCAAATCACTTTGGCTACTTCGGGAGCGGTTACTTTGACAGGTGCTTTGAACGGGACAAGTGCTAGTTTTAGTGGGGCAATTACATCTTTAGCAGCAAGTGGTACAGGAGTTATTATTGCAGAAGGTACTGCAACAAATGGTGAGGGATTAGTATCTGTTAGAGGTAAAAATTCAAGTGGTACAAGTAGGAGAGCAGATTTTAAATATGATAACGCAGATGTAATTCGTATTGCTACCGCATCACCTATTAATATGCAGTTTGAAACCAATGATACCACAAGATTAACTATCAACGGCTCCACAGGCGCGGCTACCTTCTCAAGTAGCGTTACGGCGGGGGGTAATATTAGAAATACTTTTTTATCATTAAGAGATGATTCAATAGAGCAATATGCTACTGATTCAGATACAGTAGGGCCTGTAATTAACTATTTAGGTTTTAATGGAGGTAATACTAGATTTAGAAATTTTAGCGTATTTAATGGTAAAGAAGGTTTATTGTTTAGAGTTGTTGGATCTTCAGGCAACGTAGGCATAGGCACGGCTAGTCCTAGTCAAAGGCTTACAGTAAGCGGAGGGTATATTTCTCAAGTTGATGGTGGAGTTTCTACCTTCTTAGGTTATGATGGTACAGGTTCACTAGTTGGTACAACTACAAATCATTATTTGAGATTTATTACTAATGACACCGAACGAATGCGCATCACTTCGGGGGGCAACGTAGGCATAGGCACGGCTAGTCCTACTACCTATTCACTTGGAGGTAGACACCTTGAATTAAATGATGCAGGAGGTGGATATGCTTTTATACATAGCAACACTACTTCAGTAAAGTCATTCTTTGCTGCTAATGAATCAGGATCATTGGCTGCTTTGTTTACCTTCTCAAACCATCCTTTGACATTCGGAACTAACAACACCGAACGAATGCGCATCACTTCCTCCGGCAATGTAGGCATCGGCACGGCTTCGCCAACTGCAAAACTCCATGTAGCAGGTGACATTCTAATCCCTGCTGATGGTAGGCTTTACGGCAATTCAGCAACTGTTACAGGTTCAAGGTCATATATTGAGCCTTATAATGCTTCTACAGGTGACATGAATCTAGTGACAGGATTCTCTACTGCATCAATAGTATTCGGAACTCAGCAAGGCACCGAACGAATGCGAATCACTTCGGGGGGAAGTATTCTTTTTGGAACTCAAACAATGTCAACTACCCACGCTTATTTTGATAACGCTGGATCTAGTAGAATGGTGTTAAATTTAGGTTCTTCAGTAACTACAAATGCTAATTTGATAGCATTTAATAACCCTAACGGAAACGTGGGGACTATTGCAACTAGTGGATCATCTACTTCTTATAATACAACTTCAGATTACAGATT